AGTAGATGTTCCAGCAGGAATCATAACACCATCAATATCTCCAGTTAAACCTCTTGTAGATGCATCATTTAAATATTTCCAGTCAGTTTTGTAGAAGTCATAAGAACCTCTTCTAAAACCAGAAAATCCAAAGTTAAGTGCCATATCTTCTTCATTGTTAAATAAACCATAAGAAGCATTAGCAGTAGAAGCATAACCTCCACCAGCTTGAGCAGCAATCATATCATCAAAATCTAAAGCAGTAGCTCTTGATAAAAATAACATATTTTCTTCAATAGCTCCTTGCTTATCTAATTGCTTAAGAATAGCATCGAAATCACCTAAAGCGCCAGATCCTGGAGCAGCAGCACCAGCAAAGTCATTATAAATGTTTCCTCTTGCTTCAATAGCAGCAAATAAACCTTCAGAGCCATCTAAAGTGACACCACCGCCACCTTTTTTCTCAGCTTCTACCATACTCATTTCTAAGTAATCTTCAAAACGTAATCTAGTTTCAGACTCAGCTTTTAAATACCATAAGTATCCAGAAGTACCATCTTCAGTAGCAACTTCAACCCAACCAATTTGAGCAGCGTCAGATCCAGAAACTTCATAAAAGTCTTTAAGAATAATAGGCTTATTGTCAAATTGTTTGAAATCTGGCTGAATAGCAGTAACTCCAGAAGTAGCTACATTTAATGTACCATTCATTCCTTCAGTGCCTTTTGCAAATTCAGAACCATAAACAAACACTTTAGCAGCGCCAGCAACGCCAGCTAGTCCTGCCATGTTTGCAACTTTATAAGTAGCTACTGTAACAGTTGCTACAGGTCCAGCTTGAATAGCACTAACGTCAGAAACTCTACCTTTAACGGTTACTAGTCCTTCTGAAATTACAACAGTTTGTCCTTTTCTAATAGCACAATTTTTATTAGCCTCTAAAGGCACAGTAATAGTAGTGTTACTAGCAATAGTACAACCATCATAAGATACGTGTAGTCTATTTTGTTCAGACCAAATTACTTGATCCGATGTCATTGGCATTTCAGCGCCAACCATTCTTAAGAAACCTTGTAACGTTCTGTTACCAAATCTCTCTACTTCTGCCTCATACAATTCTGGTAAGTATTGTTGAGCAAAAGTTTGCGTTCCGTCAGTAAAAGACAAGTAGTTGGTAGACAACGCTTGTTTTTTCTGATGAGGAAGTAATCCCGGAGCATTACTTATATCTAATCCCATTTTATTTTAGTTTTAAGTTTTATTTTTGTTTTGTTTTTATTTTTAACTTAGAACTATCTACACCGCTAATTGCTTTTACTCTTAATCCGTTAATAAATACATCACCTGTAGATGTTACTCTAGGTTCGTTACTTACATTTTTAGATTTAGCCATCACATCTTTTACAGCATCGGCTTTGCCTTGCTCATAGAAATGATTAGCTATTGTATCAGCGTTTTCAGCAGCATAAATGGCTTTGTGGTAACCAGCATAATCTTTTACTTCACCTTTCTCGTTCAGGAACTTCCCAACAAAATTAGTTAGATCAGATTGGGTGTTAGCAACACCATCAGTATCCGAAACTCCATATCTAAATTTCTTTTCACCAATATTGAAGTCAAAACCTTTGAATTCTTGGTTAAAATAGTTTTTAGTGTTATTCTGGAACCTCTCGTGTTGATTTTGAACCATTTTCTGTTCTTCGTTGTATCTATTGAAAAAGTCAGTAGCTTTTTGTTGGTCTTGAGTTACGCCGGGTCTCAACTTGATTTCGTCGTAGTATTTACTCTTAGTGTCCTCTAAAAATTTACGGGCTTTAGCAATTTCTTCTTTGAAGGCAAGTTTCTTTTTCTTTATATCTCGCTCTTCATCCACTTCTTCGTCAAATGAAAAGTTATCTTCTAATAAGAAGTTAACCTCTTCGATGTCTAGATGTGGTTTAGTCTGTTTGTAGTATTCTCTAATTAAAGCATCATCGTTTATATTGCTGTAGTCAGCATTTAATCTAACGTAGTCTTCAACTGTGCCACCTGTTTCTTCCATGAACTTAACTAACTTTTCTACATTTTCTGGTAAGTTAATTTCTGGTTTAGCTGGCTCTGGAGCAGTTTCGACAACTGGCTCTTTCTTTTCTTCTACTTTTTCTTCTTCAGTAACCTCTTGTATTGGTGTTACTTTTTCTTCAGTAGTTTCTTCAACAACTTCTTTTACTGGCTCTTCTTTAATAGCCTCTTCCTTAGCTTCATCAATAACAACTTTTGTTACTTCTTCTTCTACAGGATCTTGTTTTTTAGATAAATCTACTTTTATTGTTTCTCCTTTGTTGGTAAGTTTCTTAGGTCTACCTGGTTTCTTTTTTATTTTAAAAGAACCTTCTTCTTTTACTTCTTCTGACATAATATAATATAATAGTTAATAAAAAATTACTTAGGGCCAAACTGCTCTAAGCCAAATCCACCCATAGTGTCGTTACCTGCGGATTCAAAGTTCTTCGGTAATAAATCATTTTTTCTTTGATCTATTAACTCAGATTGTTGCGTTGCTTGTATTTTAGTTCGTTCGTCTTTACGATCTTCTTTAAATTCTTCTCCTTGTTTTCTAGTTTGCCCTTGAGCTTGAGTAAGTTGCATATTATAATTAAACTCTAGCTCCATCAACTGTTGTTTAATTTGTGCTTCTCTCTCCATCTTCTGTACTTCAAAATCAGACTTAGCTTTTTCAAGTTGCATCTTTTGCTCAGTTAGTATTTGTTGCTTCTGAGCTTCTGCCATAGCTGTTTGTTCTGCTAACTGTGCATTAGACTGTGCTTGAGCTTGCATATTAGCTTGCTGTGCTTGCTGTTCTCTAGCTGCTTTATCTTTTCTACGCTTCTTTAACATTTGATTAGCTAACTTTAAATTAGCAACTTCTCTAATGTCAATAGCGTCTTCAAGACCTATTTGTCCAGCTTGTAAAGCTATTTGAATATTTTGTTCTAGTATTTGTCTTTGCTCTTCGTCTGGTTCTAGTTCTAAGAATATACCAAAGTCGTGTATGTTTAAACCAGATAACTCTTCTAACGTCCCTACGTTGTACCTAGATATACTAGACATTAAAGACTGTTTAGTCATCGGGAACATTAAAGCATCGGCCACTCTTAATGATATGTTTTCACAAGTTCTAAGAGTTAAATATAAACTAGCTTGTAATACGTGTCTTGTAGCTACGTTTGAATTAGCGGCAGCTAACTTCTGCAAACCAACTAATGACTGCTTGTCTGGCAATGTACCATCTCTAGCTTCATTAAGTCCCGTCACGTCTCTAATCATTTTAAGATAATACTCATAAGTCTGTATCAATGATTGTATTTTACCCATGCCATTTGAAGTAGAAAGTTCTTGTATTGGAACTTTACCTGGGTTTGGACCACCATCTTGAGTCATCGATCTACCAACTAAAGATCCAGTTTGGAAATACATGTTTAAAGCCTCAGCTGGATTATAATTAGTACCATTACCAAGATCTACTTCTGCTAAACCATCTATATCCATATAAACACCATCAGGCACTATCCTAGACATCACCTGTTGCAGTTTTAAATGAGTTAGCTGTATCATATCAGCAAAACCAGTTATTCTGCTTACAATTGATTCTATGCGTCCTTTGTATAATCTAGGAGCTACAATGTTATAGTTCATATTAACTTTAACAGTGTCAGCATATGGTCTAGTCATATTCTCTGCCATCTTCCACTCAAGCATTTTTTCATGACCTAATATTTTAGCTCCTGAATATAATACTTCAATTGATCTAAATGCCTTTTTAAAGTTATCACCTTCTGGTGCATCTATAAATGTATCTTGTTTTTCTAATGCTTTTTCAAGGCCTGATGCAGTTTGCTTTATTTTAAATACTTGATTAGTATAAGTCTTGTATTCAAAATACAATACTTGTACTGTACTATCGTCATAACGACCACTCCAGTTTCTAGTATAATTTTGATTACCTGGATACTTTTGTATTTCTTCTAACTCGCTAGTTGTTAAATCAGGAAATTGCTTTTTAAGTTCTGGCAAGCTAATAGGCTTTACTTCACCTACATAATATATATCTTCAAAGTTAGGATCTTCACTATATGAATAAACTAAACTTGCTGGATCTACATAATCAACAGTAACACCTTCTGACCTATTAAAAGAAGTTTTAGTAGCTGCAATACCTAATATAGTTAAATCTTGATTTAATCTTCTTCTAGTTAAATCATATTTATTTTTAGCTAATACATTATTAATAACTTCTTCTTCAGCTACTTCAATAGACTCTTTATAATCCATTTGCATATGAAGCTGTAAATCCTCTTCACTCTCCATCTCTAAACCTTTACCTTGTGATTTAGAAACATCCAGTCCTGTCATTTGCTGTATCTGGTTGATAAGATCTTTTTGCATCATGTCTCTTTGTAGAGCTTCAGCATAAGCAGTTCTTTTCATTATAGACTCAGGATCTTGAGCATAAGCTTTAATATCGTAAGATCTTTGAGACAT